ACACTCTAAGAGCAGGAGATATCGTCCGGGTCATGAATCAGACGGCCGCAGATCGCGGAGCAAGCGCGGCAGTTTACACCGCACGCGGAGTCTCAAGAATATTCCACGTCACTCCGACTGGCGGCGCTACGAATGAATTAGTAGATCTCCAAACTGGCAATTCGTTGGGTGACACATTATTCGGCGATACTGTCACGAAATGGTACGGAACTTCTGTTGATGGCAACCTGATTGAGGATCAGGGCTTCGCCGCTGTCGATGCACTGGGTAACGTCATCGGTTCTTGTAGCGCAACGGACCCGGTCACTCAACAACCGGGCTTCTCATTCGCTAAGGTAGGGATCGCACTCAACTACAAGTTCCAATTCCTGACTTCGGCCTAGGCGTGATTGCATGGGACGCATGACGAAGGCAGCAGGACGCCGAAGACTGGCGGAGATTCTGAGCAAAGCCAAGAAACTCTACCTCAGAGACTTCATTTCAACCAAAGACCTCGACAGCATCGAGCGAATAGCCAAAATGCGATCCAAGCAACTCAAGTGAGGTGGCAGCATTGGTACAGGTGCCGGGTGTTGGAGTTGGCGGAACTGGGCAACAAACCGGGACATCACCGGAAGTCACCGCTCAGGTACAGGCTAGACTCGCACAGATTGAGGCAAACAAAGCAGCAGCAGCAGCAGCAGCGGCAGAGCGAGCAGCCGCAGCAGGTAATGGCACCGGGGTTTATACTGCATTCGACCCCAGAGGCGCTTTTCAGATTCCCAATAACTTCTGGGGCTTTGCCATCCTGATGATGGGGCTGAGATAATGACACACTCGATATCCCCTCGCGTGTATAAGCTCCTAAAGAACATCGACCTAGAGAACGTAACTAACGCTCAAATGACTTCAACAGGTGATCCAATCACAATTGAAGAACTGAATCGGGAAGAATGTGTGCGTTTGATTATCGTGAACCTCGCTAGACTGTCAGTCAAACAGGAATGGGACGGGTTGTTAGGATGAGAAGAGAGGATCGTCAGCCTGCAAAGAGGGTCTTTCCCCTGCTTCAGAACCTCGATCTAGACTCTGTGACGTTCTCGCAGCTGCAAAGCGTAGGGAACCCAATCAGCATAGAGGACATGAACGAACAAGAAATGCTTGACCTCATCGTGGTGAACCTCGCTCGTTTGTGCGTTAGCGGTGAATGGTCGGGGCTGCTAGAGGCCGGCGGGGGGATGCTTCCGGGTAAGTTTGGACTCGGTATGACTGGGGGCGACGTAGGGTGGCCGTTCATACCGTCATTTTCAGACAGTGATTCCGCTAACACCGCGTTATTGAATGGGACTGCGTTTGCTGTGCCTTTTACAGCTCCGTCAGGGGGAGTAACTCTGACAACTTCCGGCACCTCAGGACAGGTGAGCTGTAATGTCGAAACGGCCCAAGACAGCGCGACTGTCATATTCGGGATCTACAGCGCTACCGCGAATGGAGCACTACCGGATGCGTTGTTATGCAAAGCGACCCTGTCAGCGGCCGCCACAGATGAACAGAAAGCCTCCTTCGATGCTGAAGTCACACTCGATGAAGGCACTATCTACTGGTGCGCGTATGTAAGGCCAAACGGAGAATCTGGGACAGTTACTTTAGTCCAGATCCCTGATGATGATATTCCGCTTCTCTATACCTATGACGCACAGAATAAAAATCAGGTGTACCATGACACAGCCAGTTTAACCGATCTACCTGCTACTTTTTCTGTTGGTGCTGGTCATCGTCAAGCAAGCTGGCCTACCTTTAGCGTGGTGATCTCCTCATGAGTTTTGACGAGATTCTATGGGATGATTTGCGATTGAAACGCAATAAAGCGTTGAAGGCTTCTGACTGGCGAGCTCTGAAGGACGTTGTCCTCTCTTCCAACTGGAAGGAGTACCGTCAGGCGTTGCGCGATTTGCCCGCGCACAATAGCCCTCAGGATGCAGCTAACAACTGGCCGGTGATCCCCGATGAGTGAACTCAGTGACAAGGCCAAGGAAATGCTGACTAATTATGGGGCAAGTTTTCTTCTCGGCTGGATTCTCGGCGCGGGCTTAGGACAGGCTCTCTGGGACTCCATCACCGGGGTGCTTTGATGTCGAAGAACAAGCCGAAAGAAACGGTCGAGTTCGTCATTCGGATGCAGGACAAAGAACGTCAAATCCTAGAGGACTTAACGACGGCGTATTCCATCAGGAACATAGGTCAAGGAGTAGGCTCTATTCTGAATCCGATTGCTACTGTGCTGAGTAATCCTGAAGCTCTTTTGATTTCAATACCTCTCATCTATGCTGTCTTTTATCCGCATCGAGATATGGAGGGCCACGATCCTCTGCTCTTCAATGCCATAGTAGGAGGGCCTACAAACTTCTTTCAAAACTTCTCTCTGTGGTATATGACAAAACGGAAACAGACTCTTGAATCAGAAACACCAGAGGACCGAGAACGATGGGAAGCAATGGAAAGCCTCTTCATTCAACAACTTCCGATCATAGGAACTATTTTCCGGGTATTTCGTTGAAGGAATCGAGAAATGACCCTTCAAGTAGGGGGGTAGCGACTACGATTTGGGGCCGTCGGTCTTCTCACAGGTGCATGATGCCATGACCAAGGTTCTTAGTTTGCTTTTTCTGACACCTCTCCGATCCGCTCGGGTGACGTATTGCCGGCAGTATTTGCATCCGGTCACTCGCTCGCCTCCCGGCCGAATAGACGTATATCCATCATGGAGGCGGACTCCGGGGGTTCTTCGCCGTTAGCCACGGCTAGAATATGTTCTTGAAGAAATTGGACGGTCTTCTTCGACTGTCTCAACTGCGCAGCCAGTCCGACTCTGTTCGCCGGTCCGTTATCCTCAGTGAACTTGATTGCGTAACGGATCTCTGAACTCTTCCCTCGGGGAGGCCATGATTTGTAGATGCGATGCGCTTCGTCATCGAGGGTCGCTGATATCAGGTGCATTATTCCATCACCCACATTTCAAGAAGTAATTTTGAACCGCACTCAGGACAGCAAATCTTCTGTTGAACGGGTCGTAGGGGCATCAACTCACCACTCCCTTGTCCAAGAATAGCCACAACCGTACAACTTCGATATTCTGGAAATAGCGCATTGGTATCCCTTTGAATCGGAAAAAGCCGCTTTCCACTGTTCGACCCATTTTGATTCCCCGCACTTAGGACACTTCATTCAACTCACCTCCTTCAAGGACACGTCTAGGGGCTTCCGGCAGTAGGGGCAGGTGATAGTTACCTCAAACGTCCTTGAACTGCGTGGAGTGTCGTCTGTGGCCTTCATTATCTCGCCTCCATCTTTGCACCGCAGCCTTTGCGGCAACAGAGCAAGTAGGATTCACCAGCGACAGTGCGCCACCAGTGCTGACAGTTTTTCTTCTTAGACCGAAGGTAGAAAATACCCTCCCAAATTGGTTCACTTTTATTCATCTTTATCACCTGTGGAGGATCGGCGTTCAGTGTGGATGCACTCATTGGACCGACCCTCCATTTGAGGGGAGGGGCCTAGAGTATATTATAGGGCCGGTTGTTGAAGTCATGGCTTCTGGGGCTCCGCCCATCAGCAACACCCCCTCCCACCGGCAATGACTAGCCCACATTAGCCACCGGCTATCAAGATTCTCTAGTATTTTGAGTGAAATCGGACGATGAAGGAAGGTATATGGGCGGTAGACTCCCGGTATAGGGACATGGTAGCCCCTGAACTGCTTATTTTGCTCTGTTTAAGCGCCCTGACACTGGTTTCTGTCGTCATTCTTGGCCTCTGGATCAGGATAGAGCTTGCAAACATGCTGGATTTACTCGATGAACGTCTTGCTTTGGCTCTCAAGAGTACCATTGACCGACTGATGGAAGGCGGAATGTCGGAGTTTGAGCCCCCGAACCCGATCCAAGGAGCCATTGCGTCATTGATTCAAGGCATGGCGCAGCAGAAGTTGAACACAATCGACGCAACGGTGACGAACAGAGGTCCGGATGGACAGTTTGCAGCCATGGAAGAGACATAGTGATAATTATAAGCGAGATTTTCTTTCACTCGCGTTATGGCACGCAGGAAGAAGGCAATAAGGCGAAGGCGGGCTAAGACAATCAGTTTGATGAATCTCGCGGAGAGTTACGCATACGCCAGCCTCATCACCGGCGGGGTTTTTGGAAATTCGCCAGTGGGTGTTCTAGGCTTCGATAGCGCGGGTGCAGGGTCAACAGCCATGACGACCACTAACGGTGGCCTGACACTACAATCAATCATCAGCGATCCCGGAACGTCGTTCGATTCCATGCAAGCAAACTTCATGGCGAACTATCAGGCGATGGCTGTCAGTGCGATAGGGATCGGTGTGACCATGAAATTCGCGAAAAAACTTTTAGCAAAACCTATCAGAAACGTCAACCGAAATTTGATGTCACCTTTGGGAATCGGAGTACGGATATAAAATGGCCACTAACACTGTGACAGGTTGCCTTCAGTGCAGCGACGGAACGAATATACCTCTGAAACTTGAAGTCGCAGAGGGAACAGAAACCTCTCTGACCACGAATACGGTTTACACAGCTGTTGCCAGCAACGTTGGGGATTTCGCACCCGGAAAGACCGTCATATCTGGTCTGGTGTCCTGCCCTAACGGCGTGGGGTACTGTTACATTCTCTCGCAGGGCCTCGTGGCTGCAATCATTCCGTGGTCGGTGGCAGGGGCCGTAACGGATGGAAGCCCTGCACTCTGCCAACCTTACACTCTAAGAGCAGGAGATATCGTCCGGGTCATGAATCAGACGGCCGCAGATCGCGGAGCAAGCGCGGCAGTTTACACCGCACGCGGAGT